CACAGCAGAAAGGTATCATTGCTAGATACGGTGAACCTATGTTTGGCGGTAAACATGATTTCTTTAGTAGCGATATGGAAACCTATTTTAAAACATACAGCAAGAATGATGAAACAGGACAAATAGGACATAAAGTAATTAAATTACCTTCTTTCGCTTCTCTTTATCATGGATACTCTAACATTATAAGAGATATTCAAAAGCTGATGGGATCTGATGATATTAGAAAAGACCAGGCAGCTAGAGAACTATTTGAGTTAATTAAAACTAACTTTAGAAAAATACAAAGCTACCTCAGAAAAGAGAGACCTGAGCAGTACAACTTACTTAAATTACAAAGAATGAGTGAGTTGATGAATACTAAGCTCCAAGAATATAAAACAACCGTTAGTTTGAATGAATCACTTATAGATAAACTTAACGAAGAAGAGCCAACACCAGAAGAAGAACCAGATACTGCTGCTCCACCGGAGACAGTATTAGAAGACGCTACTGATGAAATACTAGGGAAGTTCCCAACATTAAAGAAAGCTATTATTAAGCTTCAAACAGACCAATTCAAAGAATTTGTTGACAGCATTGACTGGATTTCTCCTAGACCATCGTCATTCAGGGTGAACATTAAAAATGGTCAGTACTATATCCTTAAGTGGACTGGTACAGGATTTGAAGCTCAAATACTTGGTAAACGCTACTATATCGATAAGATAGACGATTATCAACAGGCTCTCGATAAGTTGGCGAGACTTTATAAAGAAGGTCCAATGAGCGGGGCTGGAGAAGGAGAGCCCGCTGATACTGATTCCGGAGGCGGAGGAGGTGGAGGCGGTGACTTCCCTGGTGGAGAAGGCGGCGCTGAAGGCGGAGAAGAAGGCGGTGATGTTGATGCTTTAGCAGGTGATGACGCTGGAGGAGAAGGCGGCGAAGAAGGAGGAGCTGATTTAGGTGGTGAACCAATCGATTTTGAAGAACCTGGAGAAGAACCTGAAGCATAATGAACATAACAGATAAATTATATACAGAATGGGCTTGGAGAACTAAATCAGGAGTACCGGATATTAATAATCCGGAAGATAAAGCTGTATTAGATAAACTAATAAAAGAACTTGTGACTGAAGAAGAACAGGTTAAGGCTATATCTAGAGAAGAAATAGTTAACCTTATACAATCCATTCAAGATGATGAGGAAGCATTACTTTATATTAAGAGGTATATTACAGGCAGACCTAAACAGTCTAGCTTCTTTAAAGTTTGTACCGATGCTTCTATTACAGATAGTACTATTGAAGGAGCTCAAGCACCTAAAGCATTATTTGGTATATTAAGTGATAACGATGATTTAGATAACTTCCAAGGCTATGTTAATAGCGGTCAATTATCATTTAACGATTTAGGAGTTACAGGTAACTTAATCTCTAAACTTAAATCATCAGGTCTTTCTACTGACAGTATTACTAGAATTATTAATTTTGGTGGGTACGAAGGCGGTAGAGGTGTAGGTAAAGCAGAAGTAGGTTTAGCTTTATTTATCAAAGATGTTAGTATGATGACTGGAGGAAAAGGAGATTTATCCTGGAACGGTAAGTACTTAGAAGTAAAAGGATCGAAAGGTAGATTAGGTAAAAGAGACGGTGCTACAGAATCAACTGGAAAACTGTTCGACATACTAGAAGAATTAGGATATGATAATTTTGATAAACCACATGAGTTTATAGCATATGCAGCTACTCAAGGAGATGAAGGAGAAGTATTTAACGCAACTCAACAATTTCTTGCTAAATTATACCCAGATGCTAAAGGTAAAATTAACTCTCTAATCTCTAGACAGAATATTAAAGATCCAAACGAATTAAGAAAAGCAATACAGAAGTTATATATGTGGAACTATGCTTTTAATGAAGGTGTAGAACATTTTATTTTTGTTAATACAGGAAGTGCTGGTACATTTGGTAGCTACTTTAGCATGTCACCAGAAGCACTCGAAGATTATATTGAAGCTAATCCTACTAGATTTAGTGGTCCGGTTAGAATGTCTAACACTGCTCCTCAAGTTTTTCCTAGTGGTATTAAATAAAAGTTATGGCACAAGATATAAAAAAAATAATCGCACAAGAGTACATCAAGTGCGCAAAAGATCCGGCGTACTTCATGAAGAAGTATTGCTATATACAGCACCCTACTAGAGGCCGTATCTTATTTAACCTTTACCCTTTTCAAGGTAAGGTATTACACTTATTTAAGGATAACCAATATATTATTACCCTTAAGTCTAGACAGTTAGGTATTTCAACCTTAGCAGCTGCCTACAGCTTGTGGTTAATGTTATTTCATAAAGATAAAAACGTCCTAGCACTAGCAACTACCCAAGCAACTGCACGTAACTTAGTATCTAAGACGATGTTTATGTATGATCAGCTACCTAAATGGTTAAGACTACCTGCAGTTGAGAAAAACAAATTATCACTGAGGTTAAAAAACGGATCTAAAATTACAGCTAAATCATCGAATGCAGATGCTGCACGTTCTGAAGCGGTATCACTACTGCTGATAGATGAGGCTGCTTTTATTGATAACATTGAGGAGACCTTTACTGCTGCACAACAAACACTTGCTACAGGTGGACAATGTATGGCTCTTTCAACTCCTAACGGTATTGGTAACTGGTTTCACCAAACATGGGAAAGAGCTGAAACAGGAGAGAATTCATTTCTACCCATCAGACTTCCTTGGTCAGTACACCCTGAAAGGGATCAATCATGGAGAGATCAACAAGATGCAGACTTAGGACCTAAGATGGCAGGACAGGAATGTGACTGTGACTTCTTAGCTTCTGGAGATACTGTGTTTGAAACAGATGATATGCTATTCTATGAACAGACATATCTCAAAGATCCAATGGAAAGAAGAGGAGTAGACAGTAACTTATGGGTATGGGAAGGAGTAGACTACGGTAAATCGTATATGGTCGTAGCTGACGTCGCTAGAGGTGATGGACAGGATTATTCTGCTTTTCATATATTTGACATAGAAAATGCTGTACAAGTAGCAGAGTACAAAGGTAAGATAGCACCAAGAGACTTTGGTAACATGCTTGTCGGAATAGCTTCAGAATATAATGAAGCATTATTAGTTGTTGAAAACGCAAATATAGGATGGGCTACAATAGAACAGGTATTAGAAAGGGAGTATAGAAATTTATACTACTCACCTAAAAACCATTTAGATACAGTCGAATCATATATGTCTAAGTGGGAGAGAGATCAATTAGTTCCTGGGTTTACTATGTCGGCTAGAACTAGACCTTTAGTAATAGCTAAGATGATTGAGTATATTAGAGAACATTCCGCAACTATACAATCAAAAAGATTACTAGGTGAGATGAGAGTATTCGTTTGGAAAAACGGTAAAGCACAAGCTCAAGACAGATACAACGATGACCTTATAATATCCTGTGCAACTGCACTATATGTAAGAGACACAGCACTTAGACTAAGACAACAGGGTATGGACTTAGCTAGAGCACAGCTATCATCTTTTACTAACCTTAATTCTAAAAACAAAGCTGTTATAAAATCAGTTGGAAACCAGCAAAATAATCCGTATATTATAGATAATGGTCATACCACAGAGGATATCTCTTGGCTTTTAAAGTAGACTATTTATATAAAAATATATTAATCGATGGCAGATAAATCATTATTCGGCAGATTACAGAGACTATTTTCAAACGACGTAGTGATACGTAATGTTGGGGGGACTCAACTTAAGGTAGCCGATATTAACTCTATTCAAACTACAGGTAGGTATCAGACCAATTCACTAATGGATAGGTTTACTCGTTTATATACCTATAACAAAGCTAATATATTTAACCCTAATCTAAACTATCAGACCTTAAGGGTTCAACTATACTCTGATTATGAAGCTATGGATACTGATCCAATTATTGCTTCTGCATTAGATGTTATTGCAGATGAAGCGTCTGTTAAGAACGATCAAAATGAGGTACTATCAATTAAATCCTCAGATGAAAATATACAAAGGGTACTTTACAACCTATTTTATGATGTATTAAATATTGAGTTTAACTTATGGTCTTGGACTAGACAGATGTGTAAGTACGGCGACTTCTTCTTAAAGTTAGAGATAGCTGAGAAGTATGGAGTTTACAATGTACTACCTTATACTGTTTATCACATCGCTAGAATGGAAGGACACGATCCAGATAACCCTCATAAAGTTGAATTTGAATTAGATCCAGAAGGTATAGCAGCATCTACTGATACTAATTACTTACCAAACAAGAAACAAACATCTAGAATAAGAATAGACAATTATGAGATGGCTCACTTCAGATTAATATCTGATGTACATTACCTACCCTACGGTAGATCTTATTTAGAGCCTGCTAGAAAGATATTTAAACAAACAACGTTAATGGAAGATGCGATGTTAATTCATCGTATAATGAGAGCACCTGAGAAGAGAATGTTCTATATTAACGTAGGATCTATTCCACCTAATGAAGTAGAGCAGTTTATGCAGACTACTATCAATAGCATGAAAAAGACTCCTTATGTTGATCCTCAAACAGGTCAATATAACTTGAAGTTCAACATGCAGAATATGATGGAAGACTTCTACCTACCAGTTCGAGGTGGTGATACTTCTACTCGTATTGAGACTACAAAAGGACTAGATTACGACGGTACTACTGACGTTCAATACTTACAAGCTAAGTTATTTGCTGCTTTAAAAATACCTAAAGCATACTTCGGCTACGAAGGTGACTTAAGCGGTAAAGCAACACTTGCAGCAGAAGACATTAGATTTGCAAGAACAGTAGAAAGAATACAAAAGATTATGGAATCAGAGTTAACTAAGATTGCTCTGGTTCACTTATACACTCAAGGTTTCACAGGAGAAAGTTTAACTAATTTTGAAATTAAGTTAACTACTCCATCTATTATCTTTGAACAAGAGAAAGTAGCCTTACTTAAAGAAAAAGTAGATTTAGCTTCTCAAATGCAAGATTCTAAGTTATTCTCATCAGATTATATCTATGAAAACATATTCGACCTATCAGAAGATTCTTATATGGAAATGAGAGACCTAATGATAGAAGATGAAAAACGTAGATTTAGAAGAGCACAAATTGAAGGAGAAGGTAATGACCCTGCAATATCAGGTACTACATACGGTACTCCTCATGATTTAGCATCTATGTATGGTAGAAGATCTGTAGCTACACCCAAAGGCGGAGGTGCAGGTGATGTACCAAAAGGGTACGAAGAAATACCCGAATGGGGAGAACCAGGCCCAGAAGGAGGAAGACCTACTGAGAAAGCTTCTGTTTACGGCACTACTGATGCATTAGGAGGTAGAGATCCTTTAGGTCAACATGGAATGAAAGGTGGCTTCCCGAGCGATGCAGATAACGTTAATGAAACTAAAGCTAAAACCGTTCTTCAACAGAATAAAGGTTTTTTAAAGCAGATCGTCTTTAAGAAAAGCACAGACGATTCAGATTCTAATCTTTTAAGTGAAGACAATATTAAAGATTTAGGTAAGTAGTGCATATTTATAATAGTAAACGTGTATAATGAAAATAAAGCATTCTAAGTATAGAAATACTGGACTAATATTCGAACTATTAGTTAAGCAAATAGCAGCGGACACCCTATCTAAAAAAGAGTCCCCGGCTATTGGTATTATAAAAGAGTATTTTGCAAACAAATCTTCATTAGCTAAAGAACACAAGTTATATAGTTTAGTTCTAAAAGCAAGCGGAATATCACAAAACAAAGCTGAAGCTATTGTTTCTACCGTTACTGAAGTATCGAGAAAAATCGATCAGACATTATTAAAAAATCAAAAATATAAACTAATCTCAGAAATCAAAAAGCACTATGACTTAGATGAATTTTTTGGTATTCAAGTTAGAGATTATAAAGCACTAGCTGCACTGTATTGCTTATTAGAAGCACAGAACAATATGGAGCTAGTTGACCCACAATATTTAGTAGATAATAAGTTAACCATCTTAGAGCACCTTACTGCGAAAACGCAAAACGAGGAAAGCGTAAAGGATACCTTAATAGAAGAGTATTCGAAGTATGATAAGGACCTAAGAATGTTAACTTTTAAAATATTACTGGAGAAGTTTAACGACAGCTATAAAGACCTTCTACCAGAACAAAAAAATATATTAAAAGAGTTTATTACTTCTGTAAACTCTAACACACGTTTACGCAATGTAGTTAATGAAGAATTAACTAAACTATCCACAGAAGTAAAAAAGTTATCATCAAAAGTCAAAGACGAGGTTGTTAAAATTAAATTAGAGGAAGTTGCTAAAGCTATTGTGCCTTTAAAAAAGACAGAAAAGATTAGTGATAACCATTTAGTAAATCTAATGCAGTATTACGATTTAGTTAACGAGTTAAAATCTCTATAATGAAAAGATCGCAACTATTAGCATTAGTAAAAGAAGTATTAGATGAAGCAAACGTAACTGGCGGTTCTGCAACATTTACCCCAGGAACAGGTGAAACATATGCAACACCATTTGCATTCGGTAATGCTAAGAGAGCTAAAAAAACATTAAAGAAACAAGGATACAAAGAAGTATAAACAATGACAGCAACTGAAAAATATCATGCAGTCCTAGAAGGCAAGTTATCTGAGGCAGAATTCGTTCGCCAGATGAGACAAGTCTTCCCTCAGTATATCACACAGTGGAATGGATATAAGGACTCCGTATCGATCTTGAAATCTAAATCTATGATTTTCGAGAAACAAGAATCAACTAAAAAAGATATCGAAGCATTAGCAGATAACTTTTCTATTAATGTTATTGAAAGAGGCATTGATATTGAGTTAGAAACAGCAGGTATCGATTCCACAGGTACTGTATCTAAAGAGGATTATATATCCGCTAAAAGAAAAGTTATTTCTAATTTACAAAAAGATCAAAACCACTACCTTAACATCATGTCAGGTGAATCATCTAAAGTAGATAAACACGACAAGATGAAAGAAACCAAAAGAGGTGCTTTAGAAAAAGATACTTTCAACGATATGAAGAAGGCTACTCTCAAAGAAGACGTAGATCATACTTTAGATCCTTACGAAGACAAAAAAGAAATAGTAAGACAGGTAATCGACTTAGTAAAAAGAGAGAAATCTGTTCCTAATTCCGTTGCAGTAGACTTTATAAAAACACATTACGAAGACATTATCAATCTACGCGACGATCAAGCTATATTAGACGAATTTGACGAGTTCTTCTCAGTTAACTACGAACACCCTTCTGACTTTATGGAAGCTGATGCAAATGAGTTAGCTGTTGATAGAATGGGTAGACCTAAAATCGACTCTGAACCTTCTAGATTTAAAGGCAGAGATAAAAGCAGATTAAGAACTCAATCTGACGAAGAAGAAGTAGAAGAGGCAATGGATGATGCAACAATGGATGCTATCAAAAATTATAAACCAGGAAGTATGGACGAACGTCCACATGAATATAAACCTGGTGATATGTTTACTACTGATTTTGATTATGAAGGTATGCTTAAAGCAGGTCTTAAAATTAGAATCAATACTCCTATTGATACAATGCAATCAATTTACGATTCTTTTGAAGACGTAAACTACCATAGAGAGAATGCTCACTTAGGTGATGTTATTGATGCTGTAAAAGATGGTGATAAAGGAAGAGCTTTAGACCACCTAAAGATGTTTAGAAGAGAGATTAAGAATACTATGTCTGACATCTTTGAAGGAGCATTTCCAGTAAGAGAAAGAGATGATAACTATGTTCCAAAAAGCGGAGCAGTAGTTAACGAAAGAGTAGGAGGATTACAAGAATTTATTTCGTTAATAGAAGATAGAGCAGCAGAAAACGACACTCCAGCAGCTGAGGAAGCAGAAGAAGTAGTTTATGCTATAGGTGACCATTACAACTTTGGAGTTGATATACTACATGGTCCACAAAATGAACCAGAAGAATTTACACCGGGTGAAAGAATAGGAGAAACTAAAGGAAAAGATCACGACGGAGATGGAGATGTAGACGGAGACGATTACAAGGCTGCTAAAGATAAAGCCATCAAAAAAGCAATGGGTAAAGATGAGATGGTAAAAGAAAACTTAAAAGCCATCATTTCTAAAGTACTAGAAGAAGGTACTATCAATGAAGCAGCTACTCAAGAGTTAGCTAGAATAGCAGACGACTATGCAGGCTTTGAAGGAATGAAGGGAGCTATCTTAGACTTAGAAAATATAGTATCAGACATTGAAGCTTATTACGATAAGACTAGAGATAAAATACAAAAGGTGTACGACACATTAGGAGAAATCAGAAATGAAGAAGGACTTAAAGTAGGAGGCTTTTTAGCACCTGCTATTGAGGCAGCATTCATGAAAGATTTAAGACCTGTTACTAAGCAAGGATTTACTAAAGGTTTAGATCAACCTAAAGTAAGAACAATATCTAGAGCAGAAATCGATGCAGCCCGAGAAAGAGGAGAAATCGATGAAACACCATTAGAGCCTAAACAGTCAGTATTCACACCTAATATCTAACAAAATGAAAGATACTTTTGACCTCAAAAAATTTTTAATAGAGAATCAACTTACACCTAATAGTGTGTTGATGTATAGAGAAACTGCTATTGTAAGCAGTATAGCTCCTCTAGATGAAGGTATATTACAAGACTTAGGGGCTAAAGTAAAACCAGCACTTGAAAAAATATTCTCAGCCGGTAAATCTAAATCAAAACAAGTATATAATGTAGTTAAACAGGAAATCACAGATCCAGAAAATGCACAAAAGGCTTTAAATGCAGTTTCTAAAGCATATAATGGAATAAAAAATGTAGCAGATAAAGCAACAGGTGACCCTTCTGCTTTAGCAGCGATACAGAAGTTTATTCCAGGATTAAAAACTGCTGCTATAGGTACTGCTTTAGGAGCCGCATATCAAGTAATTGCAGGTACCTCTATAGTAAGTAGTGGGCTTTGGGGAATGAGCAAAGATATTGCTTGGGGCGATCCAAGTACTGCTCTTAGTATTGGTATATTTTTAGTAGCACTAAAATTGATTATGTATGCTCTACAGGCTATAGCTAATATTCGTAAAGGGGCAAGTGCTGTTAAAGGTATTTTTACTGAAGACGAAGCTTTAACACAAGAAGTAGATTTTAGTGATATTGAGAATTTATTTGAATTTAAGACTATAAAATAAGATGGCACAATTACTAGTAGATGTAACACCATTTAGACCGACTATTAAAGAGTCTAAAACTAAACCTGGAGTATTCGAGGTTGAAGGTGTTATGCAAAGAGCCCAAGCCGAGAATCAGAATGGTAGAGTGTATGCTAAACCAATTCTTGAAAGAGAAACTAAAAAATATATGGAAGAGTTTGTTAAGAGAGGTAACGCTTTCGGAGAACTTGATCATCCTGAATCTCCCGTTGTCTCTCTAAAGAACGCTTCACATATAGTAAAAGACTTATGGTGGAAGGGAGACGACCTTATAGGACGTGTAGAATTACTAAATACTCCATCCGGTAATATTGTTAAAGAGATTATCAAAGCAGGACATACAATTGGTATATCGTCTAGAGGTACCGGGTCAGTTCAACAAACAAATGAAGGTACTTTAGAAGTACAACCAGACTTTGAATTAGTATGCTGGGATTTTGTTTCTAATCCTTCAACACATGGAGCTTTTATGAACCCAGTTTCCTTATCTGAGGCTAAAACTCAAAAAGTATCTAAATATCAAAGTTTAGATTCTATTATAAACGATATATTAAGAGCATAATGAAAAACAATTTTGACCTTAAGAAATTCTTAGTAGAGAATAAACTTACTACTGTTAGTAGACAACTTAGTGAAAACCAATATGCTTCTGAAGAAGAAAATAAGGTGCACCAAATCATGGCTACCGTTAAAGAGAAAATCGGATTTGACTATCCAGTATTTGAGGATATAGTAGAAGATGCTATTGCATTAATGGACGAACAAGATGGAACCGGAGCTGTATCAGCTTTATATGCAGCTGCAGAAACTTGGAATGAAGAGTTTCAAGAGAATGGAGACGAAAACGGAGAAGATATTACTTCTCGAATGATGTCTATATTAGACAGTATGCAACAATAAACAATAGTAATAAACGATATATTAAGAGCGTAATGAAACTATCTGAACTCATATTAGAATCCGCAGAAGAAAGAGGCTTAAGGTTAGCTTTAGAAGCACCATTACGTGAAGATCTTCCTTTATCCACTCTTTCTGAAGAAGAACAAAGAAAGTTAGATGAAGCTATAGGCCCTGCTTTCATTATCGGCGCAATATTAGCAGCTCCAAAAATTATAGAATATATAGGTAGAATAGTACAATGGGTAGCAAAAATTTTTAAAAAACTTCTGGGTAAAAGCGAAGAGGAACAAGATAAAGAAGTCAAAGCTGCTAAATGGATACAAGATCAAGGTCATAACTTACATAAGAAGTATATTAATATTATCAAGTGGGTTATAAAAAACACTGGATTTGCAGCTAAGTTCTATACTGATGAAAATGGTAAAGTAAATGATGAAAAGTTAACAACAGCTGCTGAATTTCTTTTATATTGCGGTGTTGCCATAGCAGCTGCATTCTCGGTTTACGGCTCAATTCAAGCTTTAACATCTGGCAGCCCTATATTCGGTGCACTTGAAGCAGGACTTTCAGGTACTAAAGCAGACGAACTTATAATAGCAGTTAAAAAGTTAGCACCTAAGCTAGGTAGTCTTGTATAAGTTTCTTTCATTTACTTAGTTTTCCGGAAATAGTATATATTTATATACGAATATACAGTCACTTATACTGTATCAACGAATTTAACATTTCCTATTGTTGCTCATAATAGCAACAGAAATCACAACAAATTTATTAAAAATGGCAAACAAAGATTTATTCAAGCAAGCTATTGCTGAAGCTAAGTCTGTAAGAGAAGCCGCTATTGCTAACGCTAAAGAAGCTTTAGAAGAGTCCTTAACTCCTCATCTGAAAGATATGTTAGCTGCTAAACTACAAGAGATGGAAGACAAAGAAGTCGATGAAGTAGCAGTAAACGAAATGGAAGATGAAGTAGAAGAAGGAAACTATAAAGACAAAAAAGAGGAAGCAGTAGAGGAAGACTTTACAGCAGTAGAAGAAGCAGAAGACGATGCTGAAATGGAAGCTGACGATGAGGGAGAAGAAGCTCCTGAGGAAGCTGAAGACGAATTAGAATCTGAAGATGAGCCGGCTGAAGACGAAGACCTAAAGGATTTATCAGTAGAAGATTTTAAAGACTTAATCAGAGACATCATTTCACAAGAAATGGGTGGAGCTGGAGAAGGAGATCTAGAAGCTGAACTTCCTGCAGACGATATGGACGCTGGAGCAGATTTAGAAGTACCAGGCGAGGGTGACCCTATGGCTGGAGAAGAAGGTGACGAAGAAATCGACCTTGACGAGTTAATTAGAGAACTAGAAGCTGTATCAGAAGGCGAAAGCGAAGACGATATGGAAGAAGGTAAACACGAGGATGAAGAAACTGTAGAAGAAACTGCTATCGGCGCTGCCGCTAACGAAGTACCTGCTGAATCTGACTCTAAAGAGAAAAACATTAACGACACGGTTAAAGAATCTTCAGAACTTAACGAAGCTCTTGAAACTATTGAAACATTGAGAAAAGAACTAAACGAAGTAAACCTTCTAAATTCTAAGTTGCTCTATGTCAACAAAATTTTCAAAGCTAATAACCTTTCAGAATCTCAGAAAGTAAACATTATCGCTGCGTTCGATAGAGCTGAGACAGTAAAAGAGGTTAAACTTGTTTTTGAAACAGTTAGCGAAAACGTAGTTGCGAAAAAAGAGACTACAATTAAAGAACATAGAGGATCTGCTAGCAAAGCAACTGGAATTACTGCAAGTAAGCCAGAAGTAATTGCTGAAGTATCTGACACTGTTCGTAGAATGCAAAAATTAGCTGGAATTATTAAATAATATTTTATTTTAAACAATCATGGAAATCAATCAATTATTAGAAAGCTCAAATAGCTTTAAAAGCTTACAAGCAGATGCTGCTAAGTTAGCTGAAAAGTGGAGTGCTTCTGGTTTGTTGGAAGGTATCAAAGATGAAAAAGTCAAAAACAACAT